CGATAAGAGATTCCATCCTCGATCAGACGCTTGGCGATGGACTTTGCACCCATACCGTGATTAACTGCCAGATCGAAGATCTTCCGCACCGTCGCCACTTCCACAGGATCACCCAAGACCAGTTTCTTGTGCGTCCTATCCCCCTTCCCCTCCACCTCCACCTTGCTGTATCCGTAAGGCGTCACGCCGCCGTTCCAGTAGCCACGCTGGACGTTCTCGACCATCCCCTTGCGCGTTTCCATCGCTAAGTTCATCGAATAGAATTGGTTGATGACCTCGATGATACCTTCGAACAGGAAGCCAGATGGCGTGTCCGGATCGAAGTTCTCGGTAATAGATTTCACTTGGACGTTGTGCTTTTTCAGCAGCGACTTGAAGATGATAGACTCTTCGCGATTGCGGGAGAACCTGTCGAGCTTGTGAACGAGGATCAGCGAGACATCGCTGTCCTTTGCCAGGCCGATCATCGCCATAAAGCCCGGCCGCTTGTCGGCTGAAGCGTAGGCCGAAATCCCTTCGTCCTTGAAGATTTCGACCAACGTCATCTCGTTGCTTTCGTCCACGAAGCGTCTGATGGCCTTGATCTGCGCCGGGATGGAGAGGTCTTTGGCGGCCTGCTCGTCAGACGAGACGCGGGCGTATCCGACGACCTTTATCATAGTTACCTCCGTTAGTTTGATGACCTTATATCAGGCAAGGGCTGTGCCACTTATTGGGCGGCGATTTAGCGCCCTTCAGGGGTGACCAAGTTAGACGGAAGTCGGGCAAAATCAAGTCAGGTTCGGAGGGTGGGCGTTACCGGGCGGAATTAGTCTTAGTTACCCTTTGGACGATTGAACCGGTCAAAATGACCGGTTAAGTGGTGAATTTGATAGTTTTTCCGTTCATAATGACCGGTTAAGGGGTAACTAACGCCAAAATACCGTTCAAAATGACCGGTTGAAAATCGGAGGGGGTAACTAAGGGCTCCCGATCATCTCAAATCGGGGTCAAGGGGTAACTCGAGAGGGCGTCGGAGTTACCCTTTTTTACGTTTGAAACGTTCATTTTGACCGGTTGAAGTCCAAAATCGCCTCTTTTTCCGTTCAAAATGACCGGTCATAGGGTAACTAAGGCGATTTAGCCGTTCATAATGACCGGTTCGTTTCGAGAAGGGTAACTAACTATGGAGTGTGGAATGTCGAGTATGTGATGTAACTCTCTATGCTGCAATATGTTAAGTAATGATCGTAAGAGGCGTGCCGAATTTTGGCGCGCCTCTTGCGCTATATATGGGCACGATGAGACGAAAGCCCGACATAGCCCAAGAGCCCGACCTTCGAATTGAAGTGGTCGGAGCCAAGAATCCCCGCCCCGACGCATGGGCGGAGGCGCGGTGCTATTTGGCCGATTGTCTGGTGGAACTGCTTCGATACAGACAAGCAGAATTTCCTAATGGTAGCGCCACTTGCCGGACCCGTCTTTCAGGGGAGCGTTCGCTTTGTAAGCAAGGGAAGTCTGACCGATGACCTTGATTAGAAAGAAAAACCTTGAGTCATCCGAAAAGCATCTTGTCGAGATGATGCAGGACCTCAACTTTGGGCGGATCATCGGGCTGCACATCAGAGCCGGTCGCCCGTCGTTCAATCCTCCGCCCAAAGTAGTGCGTAAGATAAAGTTTGGCGGAGAGAATGGGCAGCGACCTGAGTTGAAGTTGCGGGACTTCACATTGAAGGCGCAGACAATCGCATTGCTTGAGAATCTAAGCCACTTGGGAGATGGCATAACAGTCACAATTGAAGTTAAGCACGGTCTTCCATTTGGTATGAGTTACGAAGAAACGATCCGGGCATAACTGACCGGATACAACACCACACCAGACAACAGACTGGCCGCAAAGCGGAGGTCGTTGTGGGTGTCGCCTGATAGGCGATCTCACAGCGTTTCCGCTTTTTGCATTCTGGGATCCGACCATCAGTTGACACCCACACGAGCTCCTCCTCAAGGCCGAGGAGGCTCAAATGGAACGCGTCAATCGTTACGATGGAATCGATGATTATGCCGTCAGGCTCATCGAATATAAAGCCCGGCAATTAATCGGAACAGCAGGACTGACCAAGTCCGATTTGAAAGATTTAGAACAGGAGTTGATGCTCGACCTGCTGGAGCGCCTTCCTAAACATGATCCTAAACGCGCCCAGAGCAACACGCTCATTGCTTGCATTGTGAATCACAAGGCGGCGTCGATTATCGAAAAACGCTCGGCGGCAAAGCGTGACTGGCGAATGTGTCTTGGCTCGTTGAATGAGCGGCTCTCGACTGATGAAGGTGAGCTTATTGAGAGACTCGATCTCTATGACGAAGAAACTCACATGTTTGATACCGGGCAAGTGAGCCGTCCAGTCGAAGAGAAATGGGGGCTTATGGCCGATTTGGGACGCGCCATTGCAAGGCTTTCTCCGGAAATGCAGGATCTCTGCAGACGCCTGCAAGAAAAGAGTATGGCCGAAGTAGCACACGATTTAGGCGTTGCGCGATGCACGATCTATCGGAGAATTGAGCAAATCCGCCGGCTGTTCGAGGATATGGGGCTGCGAGACTATGTCTAAAATCACATGCGACACTTTGGAGAGTTTTCCGGTATATATCAAGTGAGGGGGTAACCTATCACCGCAGCAAAACCCGAATCACTAAGGGAAGTGCACATGAACCGCGACATCTACCGCTATGAATTCACATCCGACCTGCCCATCGACGAGGCGACAGAGTCACTGGCGCTGGCGGTTCTGACCGTCGAGAGCCTCCATGGGCGGACGAAAGTCCGCTTGGATGCGTCATTCAAGCTCGATCTCAAACAGCGCACCTGCGTCGTGGACGCAAGCACAGATGTGGGGCGGGATATCGCTTGCGTCTTTACTGGATACCTTGCTCGGGAATTTGGCGAGCGCGCGTTCAGAGTCCACCGGCTTACCAAAGATATCGCGCCTGGGGCACCCGCGGCTAGGGCTACCACCCATGAAAAATGACGGAACCTATCTAATGCGGCGACTCGATGACATTCACGAATTAGAAGAGGAAATGCGCCGTTTGATTGACATTCGTGAGCAGATCAGCCGGGAGATCGCCGCCTACCGGGGGCGCGTCGGCGAGAGTACGCGGCGGCGGGAAGATCAAGCGGATAGACTTCAAGAGGAGTGCAATCGGGTTCAAGCGCGCATCATTGAACTCGACGCCCAGATGCGGGCAGCCCGGTCCACGCGAACACATACAGCAGTTTGAGGAATCCTAATGGACAACACATCGCCGATTGAACTGAGCCGCGCCTGGTTGGAAGCCAAATCCGCCGAGGATGCCGCCAAGGCAAGCCGGATTGAGATAGAAGAGGCGTTGGCGGCCAAACTGGGCGTCAAGACCGAAGGCGCCCAGACGCACGACTTGGGTGAGTTCAAGGTGACGCTAACCGGCGTTCTCAATCGGACGCTTGACAAGGAAGTATGGGAATCCATCAAGGACAAACTCCCGCCTGAGATCCGACCGGTTACCTACGAGCCGAAGCTCGACGTCGTCGGCGTCAAATGGCTGCAGGAGCACCAACCCAAGGTTTACACGATTTTATCACAGGCTCTGACAGTCAAGCCGGGCAAGACTGCAGTCAAGGTCGTTCCAGTCAACAAATCAAATAAAGGATAGACAATGGCAATTTCACTCGAATCGCTGAAGCGCTCCTCCCCCCTGCCGCCGCGCGACCTGATTTACGGCATTCAGGGGGTTGGGAAAACCACCCTCGCAGCGCAGATGCCGGCGCCGATCTTTCTGGCAACCGAGGACGGTCTGTCAGGGCTGGAAGGCGTTGCACACTGGGAGATCAGATCGTATCAGGACTGCATCGACGCTGTCTCGGTTCTGCACGGTGAGCACCAGTTTCAGACCGCCGTCTTAGACACGGTAACCGCCTTCGAGCCGATGCTTCACCGGAAGATGCTGGAACAGTGGAGTGTCGACTCGCTCGACAAGGTCGGCTCAAACGGCGGCGGCTATTTCAAATGGAGGATGGAGGCGCTCCCACTATGGCAGGACGTCCTTGACGGACTGGACAGCCTGCGCCTGAGCCGCGGCATGCAAGTCATGCTGATTGGACATTCAATTGAACGGGAGGTCAAGCCGCCAGAGGTCGATCCATTTAGGCGGTATGGACTCGACCTCCTGAACGACAAGGCATGCAACCTTCTGTATCGCTGGGTGGATACGATTGGATTCTGCAATTACCGGGTCTCAGTGACCGGCGCCACCACCGACAAGCGGGGAAAGGTTTCGGCCGGACGCGCCGTCGGCAGCGGACAGAGGGTGATGCACTTGTCCGAGCGGCCTGCTTGGGTTGCAAAGAATAGGTATGGCCTTCCCGACGAAATCCCTCTGAGCTGCCAGGACTATTTGGCGGCTTTCAACAGAACAGAACAACCATCTAAAGGAGACATCAGCAATGGCTAATCTCGGCCCAACCGGCTTCGATGCGTCAGTCGTCGAGCCGACCACCGACTTCGACCCGCTTCCCGCCGGTAAGTATGTCGCGGAGGTGACCGCCTCCGACATGCGCCCCAACAGCAAGGGCACCGGCGAATTCTTATGGTTGGAGTTCAGCGTCCTCGATGGCCCTTACGCGGGTCGAAAAGTCTGGGCGCAACTCAACCTGGTCAATCCATCGCAGCAGGCGGTGGAGATCGCCCAGCGCGAACTTTCAGCGCTGTGCCGGGCGGTGGGGAAACTGCGCGTGCAGGACTCGATTGAACTTCACAATTGCCCGGTGGAGATCACCTTGAAGGTGCGGAATGATGTCGAATTCGGACCTTCGAACACGATCCGCGGCTACAAGGAAGTCGGCGGCAAGACCAAGACGGTTCCGGCAGCTTCGCCTCAATGGAAGCAGCCGGCGGCTCAGAACAGCCAATCGGCAGGTACGACGATGGCCGCGTCTACCCCACCTGCTGCTCCTGCGGTCAATTCCCCGATCCCGCCTTGGAAGAAGCGGTAATGGCTGAACTGCCTGGGGCGGAGTCGGCGACAGTAGCGGCAATCTATCGGAGTTACGAAAACGGGCGGGAATCGTTCCGATTCCACCTCGGCGCATCGATGATCGGCCGCGAATGCGAGCGTGAACTCTGGTATTCGTTCCGATGGTGCACCAAGCCGAACTTCTCAGGCCGAATGCTGCGGCTTTTCGACACCGGCAGACGGGAAGAAGGGCGGTTGATCGAAGAGCTGCGCCGAATCGGTGTCGAAGTTCACGAGGTCGATCCTGCAACAGGCAGGCAGTTCGGCTTCAGCGACTTCGGTGGACACTTCGCTGGCTCCATCGATGCCGCTGCATTGGGCATCCTTGAAGCGCCAGCCGCATGGCATTTGGTCGAGTGCAAGACGGCCAATACGAAAAGATATGATTTGCTGGCGAGACATGGCGTTAAGTCCGCCGCCTTCGAACACTTCTGCCAAATGCAAGTCTACATGCTCTACTTCGGTTTCGATCGGGCGCTCTATCTGGCATGCTGCAAGGACACCGACGAACTCTATGCCGAGCGCATCCCTGCTGATCCGGCACTCGCTGCGATGCTCAAAGAAAAGGCGCGACGTATCATCGCGGCAGCTTCGCCGCCGGCAAGGATTAGCGAGGATGTGGGCTGGTGGAAGTGCAAGGTCTGCGAGCATCGGGCGATCTGCCACGAAGGTCAAGCAGCGGT